ACTGGCCTGGCTGTAGATTATAGACTGGCGAGATCGGTCTGGTAAAGTGCCTGGAGGTCCCGTAGTTTGTTGTAGGTTGCTGCTGAACACTGAACAGATTTTAAGATTTAGTAGTTTTTTGTATCTTTTTGTATGTTTTTTAACCAGCTTTTTGGGGCTCGTAGATTATAATTATGTATTTTGTGATCCTACTCCGTTTATATATATATTATAAGTGATTAGATTAAATATAGTATAATATTTAATAATATAATTATATTCTACATAATCATAAAAAGTGAGAGGCAATAACAGCCTCCCACGGTCACATTCTTAGCTAGCCAACAGCTCATCAAGTTCATCTGTACCATGGCCATCAGTTCTTGGTATGATAACCTTAGCATCCTCAGCGATCTCAGCCTGTTTAGCTCCAATCTCGCTAACATCCATCTCACCAGCACTCAACAAACTTAGTAGACTAGCTTCAGCCTGCTTCTTAGCTCGTTGTTGCTTGGTCCAGTTGCTAACACCTTCCTTACACATAGTATTCAAGCCTGTAGCTGTCCCAGCTTTAGCTCCATACTCTACGTCAGCTACTAACTCCCACTTTTTGTGATAATAACAGTATATCGCTATAACGTTACCATCCGCATCTTTGTGGAAAGTATTAGCTTGACCACTCGAGTTGTTCTTTCTACTCATTAGCTCAATCAATTCAGGCAATATAGTACTCACCTTTTTGTTTGAGTTCTCTGTTAAGAAAGTGTGTAATTCAGTGTATTGCTTCTTTATAGTCATAATTGCCTCCTTCGGCACGGTTCAAATTAAAGATGACACAAAAATTGATTATATCATCTCAAATTTGAGCCGTGGTCAAGTTTTTAGATCAAGTCTATATAATTATATAACTTATTTTAAAACTCGGCCACGGAGTCCACAATCATCCTATGACAATAGCACCTATAAAAATCCTGACTTCTCTATATAGGACCAACTTATACAGTAGTCACCTACTTCATAGACGAATTTGTCTTCTATAAAGTCAGGACAAATAAGACCTAACTCTGCACAAGCTTTTTTCACCGCTTCAAAGTCGTCCTCTTCGAATGAGCAATAGTCTAAAGACTCATCCCCTACTAAATTTTCAAAATGTATAACAGTACAACTCATAATCCAACTACCTATTCCAGATTTAACGTTATTTTCGTCACTAGCACGTCTACCCAAGTATCCATGACTAGAGCTTCATCTATGTCACCTATTTCTCTCAATTCACTTAAGATCATCGATAACTTCGCTTTGCGAGTATAACGATACATTAAGCACTCAAAAAGCACCCAATCCTGCACTTCTTTAGACATTTTCATAGTCTATTCCTTCTTTAGTTAATATCCAATAGTACACTACTATAGTGCACTATAAGTTATCAACTACTAAGGCCATATAATTTCACATAGCTCTGCATCGCAACTAAGCCTTATGACATGCTTAGCATCATCATCAAGAGCTTCATAAGCTAGTTTTATGCCCTCAAAAGCCTTGTCTTCTGCATAGCTAGTAGGTAGTTCTTCATCTTTGATCATTTGCCATAGTTCAATGGCATGAATATATTGTTTCATATTTCTATCCTTCTTTAGTTAATATCCAATAGTACACTACTATAGTGCACTATAAGTTATCAACTATGCACTAACCTACCTCTATAGCTTAGTACTAGAGTATTTAGAAAATACAAATTACTTCTATTACTATCACTTAGTTCACCCTTCTTCACATCTTGAAGAATATTGTACAAGTAAGTATCACACTCACAAAAATATTCCCTACCCCTGGGCACATACTTAGGTAAACATCCCAGGTTGGCCAAGACAAGATGTAAACACTTCTTGTCAAATTCATTCATAGTTAATGTCTCTTTGTTTAATTATTCATTAAAGTAATTATATTATATAAATTCTTTAAAGTAAACAATTATTTTAAATATTTTTAAGTCTTTAAACAAATAAGTAGTTACTCATTTGTTAAAGTAATAATAAAACAATAATATTCTAAAGTAAAGTTAAAAATAATTAATATTTCTTTAGTGTACTTTCTATTTAAAATATGTTAGGCACTGTCTTCTATTATATATGCACGTGCGCGCGAATAACATGTTTAAAACTAAAAGTAAAGTTAAATATAATTAATAATTTTTTAGTGTACTTTCTATTTAAAATATGTTAGACACTAAATGATAACAAGAATCATTAACAAACAATAGTAATTCTCATTTAATAATAAGAATCACTATCAAGTGATAACAAGAATCATTAACAAACAATGGTAATTCTCATTTAATAATAAGAATCACTATCAAGTGATAACAAGAATCATTAACAAACAATGGTAATTCTCATTTAATAATAAGAATCACTATCAAGTGATAACAATTCTTGTTTGATAATGCTAGTGATAATGATTCTCGTTAGGGGGCTAGGGCCAATCGGCCTTGCAATTATTATCGGGAAGCGCCAAATAAATATGAGCTCAGCAAAGTGTATTAATAAATTTATATAAACCTAAGAGTAGATATCAGCCTCGACAAAGGACATCAGCCTGCGAGCTAACTACAAGGCGAATCCGCCACTACTGCCTCCTACACGACCCCTTCGGTAAAATGTGTCTAACTTAGATAAGTGTTGGCTATCACTCTCTATAGTATTACCAGCCAACTGTCGCAATACATCAGCTCCATGGGAGTATTCATTATGCAACGGCGTCTTCTTCCAGCACATTAGTTTATCGTCCCATTCCTTACGATAGTTAAGTAGGCAATCTATAGTGTATTTACAGCTGGAATCAACCATAAGAGAGGGTATCATTCTGCGGACGGCCTCTATACCATTCTCAATGGACGATCGCGGTAATACGTCCAATCGCCAGCTTAAGCCTTCCTCTTTCTTATATTCGCAGGCTACATCATACCTACTTTTAGCTTTGCCACCATTAGATACCGATCCGAGTTCACGTACTTTAATATCGTGCGGGAATCGTACCGCCCTGATGTCATATACGCTATCCTTCATATAGTCCATATAGTGACGCAGGGAGTAGCCATTGTTCCAGTATTCGTGGACAACGCGCCAGCGACCGTGATACCACTGTACAAATAGCATTACAAAGTAATCATCGACGCCGAGGTCTACATATACGTCTACAGGGAGATTAGAGTCATAGAGATTAGGAGCGACTCCACCCTTGCGGACTACCTCCTCAGTAAAGATGCGGGCATAGAAAGTACCATCGCGGGATGCGGTAAAGGCCTCCTCTGGGGTGCCAGGATATTCCTGGAATATGTCACCTCCGAGTTCGCGGCGTTGGGCTATCCAGAAGTTCTTCTGCTCTATAGTTAGCTGTGTGCCTAACTTTAGCTCTAGCTCTTTAAAATACTTGGCGGCTTCTTCATCTATGGATTGCTCAATGTCCAGCACACAGTCGGGATCGTCCACCCAAGAAAGGAATACAGGGTAGAAATCCTTGGGAGACATCTGGCCGCTCTCAAGGGACACAACAGCCTCCTCCCACATGTCCTTGAACATATTCTTGCCCTCGGCGGTGCTTTCTATCGCTCCAGTGTTTCCTTTAGCTAGTGCTTGCAGAGTACCGGTCTTAACCTCTTTAGCTCGTTTAGGGTAAGTATTAGCTATCTTGCCCATCTCTGAGATGTGGAGGCGCTGGAGTGTGGTAGATCGGAAGGATACACGAATAAAGATGGTTGAACCGTTCGACAGTGAGAATTCCTTAGTATTATCCTTCTCCAGGAAGACACCAGCATAAGACTTAATATGTGGATCTAAAGTATCCCATAGGAATTTAGTACGCTCCAAGAGTGTGGAGGCTTCATCCGTGCCTTGAGCCATAAGCCCTATATTCATGAACGGAGCCCACACGCTATCATCGAAGTAAGACACCAGCCAGAAGGTAGATATGCCCTGTTGCCTGGATTTAAGTATGACAACTCTAGGATGGTATCGCGTGGCAGCGTACACCTTGTGCTGAGCATAGTTCATACGGAACTTTATAGGATGACCGTACTTATCGATTATCGAATAGATATTATTGAGACGCCACAATTTACTACTTAGATAACGGCGCTCAAAGTCCTCTGCAGCTATATCGTGTGGAGGAGGTAAGTCAAAGAAGTCATAGTGGCCTATTAGGTCGGGATATAGATCATTAAACTGTTCTTCTGTAATACATAAATTAATCACGAGGAGCGTCTCCCAGGAAGTTGCTATACTTAGCTCCACCATTCTCTCCAAAATTGTTCTGCACATTAACCTGGGTGAGATTCTTGTTTACGAAAGCAGTCTGCAGCTTACATAGTATATCAGTGAGTACTTCCAGGTCTACTGCGCTATCAACTGACATTATCATAGCACGTGCACGCGTGTTAATAGATGACGCGGTAGATTGAAGATCAAGACTTAGTTGTTCGAGACCTGTCACTTTAGCTGTTAACTCTTTAGCTGCGTCACTAACATCAGGTAAACGCGCTGATATTTCATCTAGCAGCACATTTTCCATATTAATTAGTTTATCTACTGTATTATTTAGCTTTGCTTGTTCAAACTCCCTACGAAGCTTTAGGACTCCACCATAGCTAACACCTAGATCGTCAGCTATATCTTTAGGCTCAAGGTCCTGCTGGAGGAGAGATATTACCTTATATTTTTGGGTGTCATCCACGGTTAGACTCCTTGTATTCTCTAAGCAGTCGGATGACCAGCCCTGAGAAGTTTAGATTCTTACGTTCACATTCCTGTTTGATGTCTCTAATTAGCTTTTCATCATCAGGGCGTTTATCTTTGGTGCTAAAAGTAAAGATTGCCATATTAAATACCAGTTACTATTAATCTTATATAATCATTATATATCAAAAAAAGTGTACTTGTACATAAATTTGTCATATAATATTTTAGTTCAATAGCAACCATTAACTAAAGGAATTCACCATGTCCACAGAATCAGGTACTCCCACCTTTGAAAGCAAAGTAAATGAAGTAATAGCGTCTACAACGCGCGATGAGGCAGGCAAGCTAGTTCTTCCAGAAGGTATAGACGAAGGACTAGCTTATGCAGCACGTGCAGAAATACGACGTAAAGATACACAAAGTGCATATACAAAGAATCAACAACGTATGAAAACCCTGGAAGCTGAAAACGAACAGTTAGCTTCATCATGGGAACGCGACGCCGTGTCAAACCTTAGTTCTGCAGAACAAGCAAGACTTGAAGAACTAAAGGTTCAAGACCCAGACTCGTGGCGTGCAGAGATAGGTGCCCTGGAAGAAGCTAAGCGTACAAAATTCAAAGAGCAACGTCAAGCTATCAGTGAGGAAGCAAGCAAAAGCACCGAACTGGAGCGACGCGAAGCACAATTAGCTCAATTCAATAAAGACAATCCCGACCTGCAAATCACTGATGACCTCATTAACAATGATATTCCACCGCGCATTACACGCAAATTAGAAAAAGGTGAGGTATCCTTCGAGGAATACTTAGCTGAGGTCAAATCCTACCTATCTAAAGGTAAGAAGATAGCTCCAGGTACTAAAGCCCCAGATGAGCCTGACTTTAACGGTACACGTGGTTCCACCACACCTACACAAGAAGCGCTTGCTGCGCAAAGCTCTAACGATTACAATTCGGAGATATTCTAATGTTTAAACAGTATCATAGTAAACCAATCACTCGTAGCGCACACTTAGTTACAGAAGATGATGTCATTGTAAAGCTAGATGAATCTACTTCTTCACTTAACGGTGAAGTTAACTTCAAGCATTATGAAGAAGTTAAGGTAGGTGACTACATAGTATACCTCAACGAAGAAGACATTTACCATTGTAACGCAAAAGTATTTGCAGAGCGAAACATTGTAGATGAAACTAACAAAGTTGAATTTAATCATATTGAAGCTATGAAGCAAACACTTAGTTATAAGTTCGCTCGCGTTGAAGATACAACTGTTACAGGTTGTTGGGCTTTCTTGCCTAACGGTTTTCAAGTGTCGTATGGCGAGTCCGCTTGCGTTGATCCTGCTAATTTCAATCAAGCAGCAGGGGAGCGATACGCTAAAGAACGAGCTGAATACAACGCTACAAACAAACTATGGGAGTTAGAAGGTTACTTATTAAAAGTTACTGGCTCAATTTCTAAATAATATTCTAGTTACAAATTAAATTGTACTTATATAAGGCGACGTGATAAAATTAAGGTTGAAACAACAGCTTAAGGTTGTGGAATCAGAAGTTCCTTCTCTCCAAAGACTATAGCAACTGTTATAGACCTCCTGTCGGACTCGTCTAAGAAGTATGTAAAAACTAACTCAATTAACTTTTAAGGTGACTATTATGCCTACTGGTATTGTAAAAGTTGGGTCCGACTTAGAACGACGTAAGTGGATGCGAGAAGGATTAATCCAAAAAGCATCACAATCGTTCTGGAATGCCTTCACAGGTACTTCAAAGGACTCAGTTGTATTCCAAGCGAATAACGAAAACTCAGGCGAAGGCCACACTGTTGTATTTGACTTTGATGGTAACATCTCTGGCAAAGCTATCAAGGGCAAAGATACTGCTTTTGGTAAAGGTGAGCAGAAGAAAAAATTCTCTGATAAAATCACAGTCGATCGTTACCGTCTAGTTGTAGACAACGGTGATAAGTTCGATGGTGTTAACATCGGCGATCTTCAAATTAACGAGCACTCTGATTCACGTAACAAGTTAGGTGATTTATGGGTTCGTTGGAAAGACCAAGCGTTATTTGATAGTGCTCAAGGTCTTATCACTACTAACGATGACGGCGTTCAGGCTCCTTCACACACTATCGACCTTGGTTCCACGTTTACGTTCAACCAACTTCTTGATATTGAGAAAGTGTTGAAAACTTCTAACGGCTACACTTCTGGTGGTATTCGTCGTCCTTTAGATCCGTTCAGAACTAAAAGTGATACTTACGGCGAACGACCTCTGTGGATTTTTGTATGTGACTCAGCAATGACTAACATGCTACGTAAAGATACAGCAGGTTACCAAACCTTAGTTCGAAGTGGCGACATCCGCGGCAACAACAACCGTAACATCTCTGGTGTTATTGGTCAAATCGGTGCTTTACTGATTGTTGAAGCTGGTCAGTTCTTTGGTTCTACTGCTGGTTCAGCTTTAGGTTGGGGTCTTAATGATTCAGAAGTTGAGATGTGTGGCTTACGTCAGTATGATGGCGCTAACCCAGCTACAGCTTTATGGACTGGTCAAACTGGCTTTAACTATGCGTCTACTGATTTGCACTCACGCGGTGTAATATTAGGTACAGGTGCATTGCAGATTGCATTCGGTAAGATGCCTGATTACAGATGGCAACCGTCTCAAGACTTCGCTATCAAGTCTGAGTCTGCATTGGAAGTTTGGACTGAAGTACGTAAGACCAAGCTAAAAGCTGAAAATGCTAACTATAAGGCCGCTAAAGTAGCCGACATTGACTATGGTGTTGTAACAGTCGATGTTAAAGTAGGGTAATATTATTATGATAAATGTAACTCGCTTAGGTAAGACGCATGAGAAAAAAGGTGTAAGCCTTCTAGTATTCAAAGCGTCGCCAGAAAACTTTGCAGAATTATCTGACGCAACAGGCGATTTCCTTGTCGGTTATCTTCCTGGTAATGCGGTGGTTAACGCTGCTGAGATCTTTACTACTGTAGTGTCTGACGCTACTACTGTAACTGTTGGTACTACTGACGGTGGTACAGAGATATTAAGTGCTGGTGACTCTACCACACTTGATGAAACTGGTACCTTCACTGGTAAGTCGTTTACAGGGACTGGCGTTCCTGTCTACATTAACTTAGCTGTTCCTCCAACTGTCGGTGAGTTCTACGTAATTGTAGAATACAGAGAGTTAGAGTTGTCAACAGGTAATTTAACTCTAGTAGATTAAGATCGACTAAGCGGCATATCGAGAGGTGTGCCGCTTATTTATATAGGTGTAGTAATGGCAACTAGAATCGCAAAGCTACTTAAAAATGCTAGACGTACTTTAGCTGACCCGACTGCGCAACGTTGGTCTGACGAAGATCTTATAGCTATATTAGCTGAAGGTCAAGAAGACTTTAACCAACAGACGGAGTTCTTGCATGAGCAAGTTACTATAACTCTGAATGAAGGTGATCCCTATTTTAAACTTCCAGATGATTGCTGGAAGCTCACAAGAGCTTTGTACGACAACGTACCTCTTCCTTTAGTTACACACAAAGAACTTGACGAGATGTCTCGTTCGCCTCGTGCATATTCTGAATTCTTTTCTATAGGCTCAAAATGGGAAACTGCACAAGGTCTCCCTTTAGCTATCGTATACGACAGAAGAGACTTTGATAAAGGTAAAGTATACCCTATACCTAGTGACTTGCCTACTGAAGAAGCACTACTTGATCTTTACGGTGTAGTTACACTAGGCGATGATCTCTACGGTTTTGGTGTAGAGTTTGAAGGGGACGCTGGTAACATAATTTATCCTGATGACGTATATGGTGTCATAACAGAATTAGGTCTGTCTACTGCAGAGCTTCATCTATATTATCTTAAAACTCCTCAAGAGGTTGTAGATGAGAATAGCCAGCTAGATATTCCACCTATGTATGACATAGCTCTTAAGTTTTATATTTGCGGTCAAGCTTTCTTAAATGACATCGACACAGGTTATCAACAGAAAGGCGCTGCTCAACTATTAGTTTATGAACGCCATGTGCAGCAAGCTAAGAAACAAGCGGCTCAGAGCTTCATACGTGCAGGAGCCTTCCAAACATCGTACAGAAGAGGTGTCTAATGGTTAACTGGACAGAATGGGCTCTTGCTATACTAGGTGGCTTGGTATCTCTATTATTAGCTGGCGTAAACAAAGAAAAGAAAAGAAACGAAGACATAGCTAATAAGCACTCAAAAGATATAGCTAGACTAGACAATAGAGTTATAGTTGTAGAAACTGAGTTAATGACAGAACAAGCAGTACGTAAGATACTAGCTGAGTATTTAGGTCCTTTTATGTCTGATATGAAAAGCATGCAAAAGGACGTACACAGTATAAC